GACAAGTCATCTGGAAACTTATAGTATACGTATTCAATTACATAGGCTGCATTAGGTAACGGAGTGACACCAAACTTATTCTCTGAGGTTTGATAAACTAAATTAGGTACAGTTCTACCACCAGTTCCAGAGTTCTCTTCGACTGCTTTATAAAATCTAACGTATTCTTCAAAGGGGATTGTAGATAAAGCTTTAGCAGAATTATTCTCACTGGTTAAAGACCTTATGTAAAAGGTTTCCCAATCTGCACTTGCTAGGTCAGTAGGAAGGCTGTATGTTCCTGTACCTGCTGTTAATGTTTGCGTAGTAGTAGTTTTAAGAAATGGAAACTGATGTCCATCCTGTAGAATTTCTCTTATTGCATTATTAATTGCATCTTTAGCGATAGCTTGAACATTTTTAGCTGTTGAAAAACCATCACCTGAGGTATCAAGAGTGACTTCATTCATCCTTCTCAGGAGGTCATTAACTAGTGTAATGTATGTTGTAGCCACTCTTTATCCCTTATTATTCTCATAGAGGCAAGGAATAATTTCCCTGCCCCTGAAGTTTTTAAATTATACGTTATCCCTAGCAGCAGAAGCAGCTTCACGATGAGCTGCTGATACGTCAGCGATAATCGCATATACCCTTAATCGTCCAGTTGCAGGTGTTGCACCTGCTACAGTAACGTCAATAGTATCTGCAGCACCCACACAAGCTAAAGCCGCGGCAGCGAAAGTTGAAGCCGCACCTGTGTTTACTACGTTAGCTTCACCGTTAGTACCTTTAGCAAGATAAGTACCTGCGGCAGCGTCTAATGCAGCACCGTCAATAATATCATCTCCTTCTCCGAAGTCAATATCACATGTGCAAGACGAGGTAAAAGATTTCATAATCTCAGCACCTGCGGCAATCACTACTGATTCTGCAGGTATTTCAAGAAGTTGAAATATATCACCGTTTGCAGGAGAAGTTCCTGCAGCAACCATAGCATCAATATCTAAGATTGCTTCAATCGTTCTCACAGTGTTGCCTACAACAGTAGGAACTGCAACAACATTTGCCCCAACACCGTTGGTAGTGGAGGCAGTCATATCATAAGTAGCCATAGTATATTCCTCCCTTAACCTGCGTTGTATTTAGCAGTTACGATAGCTTCTGGACGAAGTATCTTTCTGCCGTATAAGTGCATACCACGAACAATGTCTGCAAATGAGTCAGGGTCACGATATGTTTCAGTTTTGCTGAGTTGTTCAGCAGTAGCTACAGAAGAACCATGACCTGCAACAATCGCTCCGTAGTTGGAGTTCTGGTTGGCAGTTCCTGAAGTTCCCGGACCTGTTCCTACTGAAGGTAGGTTGCTTGAAACATAGACTCTGAATCCTGCAAGGTTGTTCAGAACAAGACCGTTTTGCAACTTACCTGCCCCACCGTAGTCAGCATTCATTAGTTTAGAGTTTTCGTCACCTAGTAGCTCCATGAACACAGGGTCAATAACAAGCCATCTGTCTTGTGTATCAACTTGCTGTTGGTTCAAAAGTCTAGCCATACGATTTACAACAACCATTGGTGTAACAGCTGCAGTGCCTACAGAAGTAGCTCCACCTGTTAAGTTTACCACAGGAATAGAATGGTCTCCTGCAGATGATGTTGTTATGCTTCCAAATGAACTCTTAATCAACTTCATTGATGTAAATAGTTCGTCTGAACCTGCACTAGAATCAGCCTTGCTACCGTTAACTTGGTCATTTACAGCACCTGCTGCACTATGCAGAGATGATTGCTTATAACCTGCCATGTAGCCAAGAACTTCTTGGTCGTATTGGTCAGCTAGTCGATATGCAGCTCTGCTTGTAGCAAGCTCCATAAAGTTTACATGACTATGAGCTTCCTCAATGTCATCCATTTTAAAAGCATAGTAGTTTGCTTTATCGACAACGAGTTGGAAGTCCTCGTCTTCTAGGTCTTGTGCAGTTACCTGAGTACCTCTGGCATATGCACTGACTGAGATTTCAGGCTCTTTAATAATACGAACTGTATCACCTTGACCTGATATTTCTCCGAAGTAATCGGAGTTAGTTATATCTCCTACAACAGTTGACTTGCGGAATGCAAGCTGTACCTGTTTGGAGTAGATTACTGGCGAGAAATTACCATTAGGTAAATTGCCGTAACCTGTTGCGGTTTGAAAAGCCATAATAAGTCCTCCTTATGATTAGGTTTGGCTCGATTAAAAGCTAAACGTCATACACAGGGCTATATTTTCTAGAGTGCATACAGTTATTTGGTAGCGAACCTCGTAACCAATGGGTCTATACTTATATAGGTAGTCATTAGTAGTTGTTTAGGCTTGATTTTACTAAGACATAAAGGTAGTCTAAAAGAGGCTTTCTGTCTTAGTCACTAGTTATACGGATAAAATGCTATTTGTCAACAGTTTATCTGCGATTTCCTGATAAATCATAGATAATTTTACCAGAACGATGTGCTGCGTTTATTTTTTCAGCGTTTGCAGCATATTGGTCAGCAGACATCTTCTCAATATCTGACTCCCTAATTGTATCTGCAAGTTCCTCAGCGTCAACTTGGGTCTTAGAACCCTTGTTTACTACCGAAGCCGCAGCTTTTCTCTTATTTTTCTTATCACTGGGAGTAAGCCCATTGTCAATTTTATATAAATCCAAGACCCTAACAACACTGGCAGGGTCATCAGTATTCTCGTAAAGAGCATTCTGAACCCATTTAGGCTGTTCTTCAACCCAGTTATGAAACTCCTCAGAGTTACGTAGCTTATCAAAGTCTTTATGCTGTTCCCTAATTTCATTTTCTGCTCGACTCCTTGTTGCTTCTGACTTTGCTTTTGTCAGTTCTTCAATTTGTATGTTAGCTTTGTCAAACATTTGTTTAGCCCTCTTGTCGGCTATGGTCTCAACTATCCCTGCTACATCAGGGTATTTGTTTACCCATGCTGCAATATCCTCATCAGACTTAGGAGGAACGAGATGTTCTGTTTGACCTAACTGTTCTTCTAAAGCTTTAATCTTTTCGTTAAGTTCCTTATCTCTTTGTTGTGAGTGTCTACGTAAGTCACCGTAACGTGTCTTAAAAGATTTCTCTTCATCACTTAAAGTTTCCTCAGGCTTTGCTTCAGTCTCCTCGACAGGAGGAGTTTCTTCAGTTTTATTTTCCATGAGTTCCTTTAACTCTTGTTCGTCTTTTTCAATTTTATCCTTGTACTTAGAACGACTTCTACTTACAAATCCTGCAGTTGCTTGGGGTTCAACTTCTGCTAGTTCTGGCATATTTTTCTCCTTTTATTGGGGCTGACTTAATTGTCAGGTAGCCTTAGGTTTTGTGCCTAATCCTTTTGTAGTTCTTTTCTTCTTTGGTTTTGGTTGGGGTTTAGATGCTAGTCCACCTTTAGCAAACGGTCCTGCAGGTGCATCATAATCTATCTTAGGTGCAGCAGGTGCTTCTTTTTTTGTTTTAGATGCTATAATCGCTTCTTTCTTTTGTCTCTCTCTAATTTTTTTAACTTGTTCATTTATCCTATCAGAACGGTCACTTGCTCTTTTATTAATTTTAGCATCTCTTTTTTTACTAGCATCTATTTGTCTTTGTAACCTTGTAGCCTCTTCCTGTTTTTTAGCTTCTGCAACTTTAGCATCTCTTTCAGCATCTTCTTTAGCTATTCTTTCTTGCCTAGCTATTTCTTCAAGGTTATTACTACTACTACTTGACACAGGAGTTTCAGGTAGTTCAAACCCTGTACTAAATCTAGTACCACCTGAATCCGTTACAAATTTTTCTCCTGATGTACCAAATACTTTTTTGAAAGCATTTAACTGGTCTTGTTCAGTTTTATTTAATGCGCCTTCTCCTAATTGAGCTTGTTTTTTAAATAAAAGTTCTATATATTCTTGTTGTTTAGGAGATACATATTCTCCTCCCCTTAGAAAATCTTTATCGCCCCTTAATTTATCTCCTACCCATTCTGCAGCCTTAGAAGCTAGTGGGTTAACTATATTAAAACCTTTTACAAACTCTGTGCCTTTATCATCAAGATATTTTTTCATAATCCCTGTTATAAAAGTACTATCTTCGTCA